TATCAGCCCATCAGCCTCCGGTTGATTGTCTAGGCCCGTAAACCTACTCCCCGCTATACTGACTCGACGCATTAAACATCTACATCAGGATCAAATGATGTTGGGTCAAAGCCCTCAGACAGTTCCTCTTTTACACTCTCTGTAGGTTCAAAATGACTTTTGTAGGCCATAAGTGCTTGTGACACTCTTTCCAAATCAAACCGCTGAGTCTTACCTATTTTGACGTACGTGCCAGAAGGCACAGCGCCATCCCGCACCCACTTACGGGCCGTGGATAATGACACATTAAAGTGCTTGGCAACGTCTTCAATCGGGACTAACTGCTCCATCACGCTTTCCTTATTGTGAGAGCAAACTCTGCATCTACGTTTAACCCCTTTGGAAGTAGGTCTGGGTTTTCCTCAAGGAACTCCCTTACATGCTTCTGGTTTAGGCGCTTGTCTAAGAACTCAGGTACTTCATGCTCTAAGATAAACTTGTGCATGGATTCCCAATCGCTAGTCCAATACTTCTGCTTAACAGTACGGTAAAACGTACCCACATCAGTCTTGACACTTTTGATGTCGTTCTCTTTCAAGTAGTTGAGCAGTGCGCTCTTAATTTTATCTTGCTTGCTAACAAGTGCATCGTCAGCAGCTTTATACTCTGCGGATAACTCGTCCCTCGCCTTCTTCAGATTAAGGTAAGCCTTAGTCAGTTTTGGCAGGGGCACGCCACCCACATCTTTTGCATCAGCCATGTTATACATCCTTCCATTGCCGAGAAGCACAATATAGGGGTAGCTAATGCTCTACGCAAGTATTTCCTTGTATAAGTCGATGATTTTTGTGTGAGTGTGTATTTTGTTATCAAGAAGTGCGTACACACGCTTTTCTACGTTAGATCCTTGTAACTGAACCACAGTACACTTGTGGTCTTGCCCCGCCCTATGGATACGAGCATTAGCTTGAGCATAGGTTTCTACTGAGCTAGTTGGCCCCCACCAAACTACAGTGTTCGCAGCAGTCAGTGTTACACCATGTGCAGCGGCTTGCGGCTGAATAACCAACACTCTGGGGTTGTCTGTCTCTTGGAACTCTTTGAATATGCGCGTGCGATCCCCCGCTTTCACTGCACCGCTAATTACTTCGGTAGGTATTTTGTCTTTACGTAGCTTGTCTGTGAGTAACTGGATTGTGTGTCTAAACGGCACAAATATGAGGACTTTCTTGCTGGACTCGTCTATGACTTCTCTTAACACCTTATATCGGTGCTGGATATCAAACTCCACCGTGTCACCAGAATCGGTGTACACAGCGCCAGAACTAATTTGCAGGAGCTTGTTCATATTCACGGCAGCGGTAGCAGCGGTAACGTCTTCACCAGCCGCTTGCATAATCATTTTGTCTTTAAGTTCCTTGTAATATTTTTCCTGTTGGCGGGTCAGAGGTATCTCACGTTTGGTATACATGATGTCTGGAAGGTCAAGGCACTGTTCTTTAGTAAACCGCACGGCGGGTTGTAATGCGTCAAATACTATCTTTGTCGAGTCGGGCTTGGGCACCCATTTGAAATTGGTCACTTTATACATAACCATGTCGCGGAACGATCCCATAAATCGCGGTACGCCCTTGGGGTTAACAAGTTTAGCCAAACCGTACGCATCTACAGGGCTTTGTGCGGCAGGTGTGCCAGTCATCATCCACAGCCACATGTCTGAGGTGAGCAGTTTGTTGAGTGTTTTCCAGCGTTTAGTTTGTGAGTTTTTGTAATGTGTGGCTTCGTCCACGATGATTAGATCGAACCCACCTTCTGCTATGGCGTCGGCGACTATCTCCACACCGTCATAATTTATTATTACAAACTCAGCATCGCCTTCAATTACAGCGGTGCGCTTCTTAGCTGAACCGTAGGCCACGTCTACTTTACGGTGCATAGCAAAACTAAACAGATCGTCACGCCATGCAGAGTCCATGATAGACAGTGGACATATCACCAATGCGCGTTTGATTCGACCTTGGTTCATCAAAAAGTCTGCTGCCCATATTGCGCTAGCTGTTTTGCCTGTGCCCTGCTCGTTGAAACAGAATGCACGTTTGTTCAGTGTAAGAAATCCTGCTGTGGTCTTTTGATGTTCAAACGGGGTGTGCTTGCCCGTCCACTTGTACTTACCTTCAATGGGCGACGGTGCTTGTATGTTTAGGTTTTTTAGTACGTGCGTTTCGTCCACGCCCCAGTTAACCACTACCCTGTTTCCTGATAACTCCTTACTCTTAGGTATGACAGTGGTCACTTTGCCCGGATTTTTGAGGCGTAGTAGTAATGCTTTGTTATCTATAACTCTCATTGCGCGTTATAAACCTACTGACTTGTACCACTTGGTACCGTTCTTAACGTCAATAAGAATGTAACGCTGCCTGACGTTGTAGACTGTTTGTACGGGCACGCTAACTTCTTTTGCTACGTCCTTTGCAAGCAACCCTAGCTCTTGCAGCTTTAGAATCTGCATGATTGTAGAGTCTTTTATTGGCTCTCTTTTTTCGGGTGGTAGTAATGCACCCTGTCTGGGCTTGTGTACTTTTGGTTTATCATGCCACGCTTGCTGCGCTTTGATTGCTTTCACAAACTTGTTCATCATTTGGTCTCCTTGTTAGTCCCGCCTTCGACCACACGGACGGGAACGTGCTAACAGGTAGGAAATACCTAGGTCTTACCTTGTCCGCTTTGGCCTCTTACCATTACGGCTTCTGTTTTTACTGGCGCTTTCTATACGTACGCCATCTCTGTTGCTGCCCCCCTTACTGAGCATCTTGTTATGACTAACGTCTTTCCCTTCACGTTTGTCAGCCTTACCGTTCTTATTAGCATCACGCCCCACCTTATCCATAGCCCGACGAGCACGTTGCCGTTCCATACGAGCTTCATGTGCAGCACTACCCACTGGCGGGTTCTTCTGCTTCTTGCGATCTGCTTTATTCTTATACGGCATTAGTTCTTTCCGTTGTGTGGGCACTCCAACACTGGGCACCATGCTTTACATAGCCCGCTTGGGTTAGGGTTCCACGTATCATTCTCAAAAGCTGTTTCCATGTCGTTGTAGTTATCCAACCACTTGGCCCACAACCTCTCTTCATCTTCAGTCGTATAGCGATCCCGTATCAGGTCGTTACTCACTACAAACAATAAGCCAGCCCGAACAGTCTCTACTTCGGGGTAATGCTTAAAGGTAGCTAACGCCATTAGCTCTAGCTGTCCTTTGTCTGCGTATCTTGCCGACTTGCCTGTCTTGTAGTCAATCACCCATGCAAGGTTTTCTTCGCGGTTCAAAATTACAAGGTCAGCAATCCCTCGGAACCAAACATTACCGTCAAAGAAGCTACACGCTTCCAGATCTTTAGTAAGACCCATCTTGATCTCACATAGCTTCTCACCTTTCTTAGCATTCAGTGCATCTAACATGCCCTGTGCATAACTGAACCGTGGGTCTAGTTCACCACCGTCACGCACGTACCTCTCTGCTGCTTCGTGAAAAGCTGTTCCATACAACGTAGCTTCAGATTCTTTGAACGGGTATTGCTTGAGTACTTTCTCGTGATAGAACTGCTTGGGGCACTGCTGGAATGCCTTAACTTTACTGAACGACCACGGTGCTATACTCATGCCGATACTACGCTCTCGGCTCTCAAAGTTTCTTTGTGGTCAGCCCAAAACACATCATCAGGTAAAACGAAATTAGGCGACACTTGCGCCCATTCAATTCGTAGATGAGGAAACCTACGCCTATGACGCTCTAACACCTCATACACAGACTCAATACTTTTATACATACCGTCCATGTAAGGCGTACCAACAAACAAAACTACATATTTCATGCTTCACAATCCCCATACGCTTTAGCTACACCACTCTCGCAATCAAGTGGCAGTCCCTTCGCCCACTTGGGCACATACTTCATACACTTCTCAATATACTGTTTAGCTTCTTCAGCCTCATCTATAGGTACGCACCCAATAACTGAGTCATGCACCGTTAGCACTGCGCGATAGCGTCTAGCAATCAGCAACATCTGCTCACCGATAATACAACGAGCAAGAGCTTGGCAGACATTCTCTATCACCTTACCACCATAGATCCGCGTTCGGCCTCGGCGTGTCCTATAAGTGTATTCTACACCCCGCTCGTTTTGTTCTCCTTGTAGATCGTCATAACGCATTATGAGATTAGATGGTAGAAGCACTCCATCCGGGGACTCTGTAACTTCAACTACACCCTCTTTACCAAACTGAACTATATCGCCGCGCTCCATATTAACAATCATGTTCTGAGCTTCACGCCACACATGGCTGATACGCCAGTTGGTATCACGGTAGATGCTTATGATGCGGCGAGCCTCGTCTAGTTCTATATC